TTTGAGACTCCTTCAGTTTTTTGATTTCTTCATCAATAGCCAAGCGCTTTGCTTTTGCTTCAGCTTTGATTGCTGCATCTTGCTTATTAAGTGCATCAATACGAACTTGAGCTTCGTCAACCACTGGGACTGTAACTTCAACCTCTTCAGTGCCTAATAAAACCCAACCGTATTGCGACATATCAGACAGGCCAGGGTATACGGTCCCGTCTTGTGAGCGATTCATGTAAATAACAACCTTTAATTTTTCCATTTTACTTACCTTCTACTTTGATTGAGTTATCACAAGAGACATTCTTTTTGAACTCTGGCCATAAATCCATTTCAACCATTTTGCAGTAGTGGGCCTGCTCGTTTACTTCGTCCTGGTAATCCATTTGACTAGCAAAACTAAAAAAACCTATCACCGCCAATATCGTTAAAGCTGTTTTTAATGACTTGTTCATTTGCGCCTCCTTGTTGATGATTGAACTATAAATTAGCAGCAAAATAAAATCAACATAATTAATTAAAATAAATTAAATTACCTTAACTATTGACTAATTTTAATTTAATGGCCAAAATCTACCAATCTTCAACAATAAAGGCGCTTAACAATGAGCACAAGCAAATCAATTCGTATCGCAATGGTACACAAAGGCATTAACCAGAAAGAGCTAGCTGAGCTTTCTCAGGTTAGTGAAACAACTATTTCACACACGCTGAGTGGCAAAACCAGCCCTAACACCAAAACGCTATCGCGTTTAGCTAAGGCTATGGATATGAGCTATTCGGAATTAATTAAATTAGGTGAGTAGTATGAGTGAGAATAAAAAATCATTCATCCTATACAAAGATAGCCTAACTGTTCTGTCCGAACTATCTGACGAGCAAGCAGGTAAGTTGTTTAAGGCCATTGCTGCTTATCATAATGGCGAAGAAGTGGTTTTGGATGGATTGCTTAGAATTGCTTTTCATCCTTTTAAGGCTCAATTTGAAAGGAATTTAGAAACATATCTTAGCATTGTCGAGCGCAACAAACGCAATGGCGCTAAGGGCGGTAGACCTAAAAACCAAGATAAATCAAACAAACCCAAACAAACCCAAACAAACCCAGTGGGTTATTTGGAAACCCAAACAAACCCAGTTAAACCCAGAAAACCCGATAGTGATAGTGATAGTGATAGTGATAGTGATAGTGATAGTGATATTAAAAAGATTAAGCCAGCTAAAGCAGGCAATGACGTTCTTGAAATCTTTAATTACTGGAAGGATGTCATGAAAAAAGGAGGCACCACCAGGCTAAACAAAAAGCGTGAAAAGCTTATCGCTGATCGTTTAAAGGAAGGCTACCAGGTAGACGAGTTTAAGACCGCTATATTTAATTGCTCTATGTCGGCTTTCCATATGGGGCAAAACGACAATCAAACCAAGTACAACGATATTGAGTTGATATGTCGCCCTGACAAGTTTGAACAGTTTAGGGATAACGTAGGTCAGCAAGCTAAGCCTAGGCAAATGAGCATAGCAACTGAAAGATCTTTTAATAACATTATTGATGTGGAGCTAGATTGATATGAAAAAGCACGAGGAACTTGGTCAAGAACCATCGTCACCAACGCCATTTTATAACGGTGACGAGCTGTATTGTGACAATAATGGTTTTACAAAGAGAGAGGCTATTGCAATGCGACTAATGGCGGCAGAGCTTCAGGCTAGGCAGGGTTGGATTGATGGTGGGCACGTTGAAACTTACTCGCTTGAAGAATGCGCCAAAACAGCTGTTATGGCAGCCGATGCACTGCTAAAGGAGCTTGCCAATGAATAGCCAAGAGCAGAATAAATTCAAAGAGCTGATCTCAGTTATATCTGAAACCTATGGCGAAGAGTTTACCCAGGCAAAACTAAAACTTTGGTGGAACCTTTTTAAGCCTTATTCAATTGTAACTTTTGAGCAGGCGCTATATTCGCATATAGCTTGCCCCGACACCGGTATGTTTGCGCCAAAACCGGCAAACATAACAAAGTTTATTAACGGGACCACTAAGCAAGCCGAAAGACTTATCGAAGATCGTGCGGAAATGGCATGGCAAGTCATTGAAGGCGAGATTTCAAGGGTAGGATCATACGGCACATTAAAAATGGAGGATAAGCAAGCTTTAGCCGCTGTACAGGCTATTGGAGGTTGGCAAAAGCTATGCGCTACACAAACAGATAAAATGGCGTGGACACATAAAGAGTTTGTTGCCGCTTATCAAAACTTTGAACGAACTCCGATTGAGGCGCTACCAAATAAATTACCTGGTCGTGTTCATTTGGTAAACCACAAAAAACAGCAGCCAGAAAGCGCCTTTATTAAAGGGCTTCAAGACTTTAGAAATAGAATAGGCAAGGAGTAAATAAATGAAACAATCTAAGCTGGAGAACTTGGTCGCAGCTCATGCTTATTGGGCCGATAAAAAAGCAGATCTCAAAGCAAAAAGCCTAATTGAATTTCACTTGTGCGAGGGGTTTTACACAGCTGGTGAAGGAAATAATTTTCACGCCTTTGGTCAGTCCTGTTACACAAGAGCTAGAGAAGATCTTTTAAATTGCATGGAAGAAAGCCACCCGTATAGTTCACCTAATTTTACAGATTCGTTTGAATGTATAGACCCATGCAAACACTGTGTTAAACATCGTGACTTAAAGCGGAAAGCCGCAATAGCATCAAGGCGTCTAGGTCAGATTAGAAGCGCTATAACAAAAATTGGTAGAAAGCTTGAATACACAGAAAAAAGTTAACTTTAGAGGATTAACCATGTCAGTAGATAACAGTAATTCAACAACACCAGAAAGCGAAAAGGATTTAGCGCAAACTCCGTGGTGGCTAATTAATTCGGTTGAAAGCTTTATAGGCGGTAAGTTTGATATAGATGTTTGCTGTTTATATGAAACAAAGAAAGCGCCTTACTATATTTCATTGGTTGATGGTGACGATGCCATGCTTAAAGATTGGCGCGGCCATGACAGCGAAGGCTTTGATCTTGAACGTTCACTTGCCTGGTGCAACCCACCGTTTAGTAGTGTTATGCCTTTTATCGAAAGGGCAGTTGAGCAAGCTGAATTATTTAGCACTACAACGGTAATGATTATACCAAACAATTCTGAAGTGACTTATCGCCGCAAGTTAAAGGAAGTTTGCGACACGTTTATCGAAATGCCTTTTAGACTCCAATTTTTGCGCCCGGACGGTACGCCGTTTCTTGATAAAAAAGGAAAACCACAAGGGCCAAAGTTTAGTTGTGCAATTGGTATAATTACACCAATAGGCCTTAAAGTACCTTCAAGAGTTATTGAACATGATTTTAGAGTGGGGTTTTATGGAAAATAACAACGTTACACCGTGGTCATTGCCACACCCACACGCTACACACATTTTGTATCGTGATGGTGTTTATCGGTACGCTCACTTCGATGGTTTTATGTATTGCAGTGTTAATAATATATTTAATGAGCGTGGTTTGTATTTTGTTATTGGTGGGCATGGATGGTCGGTTTTCATGGCGCTATAAAAAAAGCCCTAACGTATTAGGTTAGGGCAAAGGCTCAAGTCACATCAAAGTAGAGACTTGAGCATAACACAATATTCATAAAGGTAAATAGCATGAAAATTGAAATGATCAAAGAGGCTGGTGGCGTGTTTAGGCCGGCAAGCGATATTGAATTTGATAAAACAACCAAATTTAAAACAGGCGAGCAATACCAGGTTGAAATTAAACTAACTCGAAACCCAAAGTTTCACCGCAAGGTTTTTGCATTTTTTAATTTCTGCTTTGAGTATTGGGCCGGTATTAATCAGTATCAAAGTGAATCAAAACAATTTGATGTTTTCCGCAATCACTTAACTGTGCTGGCTGGCTTCTATGATCAATTCGTATCAATACATGGTGATTTGCGTGTTGAGGCTAAATCACTTTCGTTTTCTGCAATGTCACAAGAAGAATTTGAAGAGTGCTACTTAGCGTTGACCAGGGCCGCAATGAAGCACGTTTTTAAAACTGCGGATGAAAACACATATAATCAACTATTGAGTTTTTTCTAATGGCTAATTCAAAAAGAAAATGTAAATGGTGCGGAATATATCACTTAACTGATTCAGGCGTTAAAGTCCCTGCCGGTTCGTTTTGCTCAATAGATCACGCTGTAGAGTATGCTAGCGATAAACGTGCAAAGGATAGCGCCAAAATAAAAGCTAAAACCAAGCAAGTGGTAGCACAAAAAGAAAAAGCCGCTAGAAGCGCATTAAGGAAGCGCAAAGAAGCCGTTAAACCAAAAAGCAAATGGCTGTCAGAATTACAGGCTTTAGTTAATCAATATGTAAGGCTGCGTGATGCCAGTGAAGGCTGTATAAGCTGTGACAAGCCTTTTAATTGGGGCGGTCAATATCATGCCGGGCATTACTTCAGTCGTGGCCATAGTTCGGCATTGCGATTTAATTTGAGCAACTTGCACAAGCAATGCTCTGTTTGTAATAACCACTTGTCAGGCAACATAGGCGAATACACGCCCAGGTTAATTGAAAAAATTGGCATAGATAAATTCGAGTGGCTTTGTGATCACAAGTCGGACGTTAAAACGTTTGATGTAGAATGGATTAAGCGAGCCATAAAAATAACCCGTAAAGCAATTAAGCGAATTAAATAAAATTCAAACTGAATAGGTGATCACAATGAGCAAGATTTTATTAGCGTTAACATTAATCGTTTTAACTTCTTGCTCTGTTAATAACAATTGGCCACAAACCAGGCTAGAACAATTGCAATACTTGCACACTGTTTCTTTGTCGCATCACGTTTATATTACCGATATGGACCAATACGGAGTAGAAGATAAGTGGGTAACATCACTCATTGGCGATTGCGAGGACTATGCCTTATACATTCAACGCGTATTAGGTAAAGGGGAAAAGCTAGTAGTAAAAACCATAGAAGGCGAGGCTCATATGGTTTTACTAGTTGACGGTTACGTTATAGATAATACAAGTAAATCCGTTTACTTGTACCAAGATATGAAGCATTTTTTTGTTATGAACTTACGCTAGCTACCCTAGGCTTTTTGAAGTCATAACTTTTATCGAGACATTTTTGTCAACATTTAACAAGGAACCGCCAGAATCATAAAGCCTCACGCTAACCTTTGACGATAGCACGTTTGAAGCAATGATAACCGGAGTTGTAGAGCTATCCTTTACGGCAACAAATGCCATGTCTGCACTAGCTGATAAAGTATGAGTGTATTCGGCAAAGCCATTTGTAACCAAAAGGTTAGCGTACTCTTCAGTTTTATACCCTCTATTGTTACGATACCATCGTTCGCTACCTGACAACAAAAAGCCCCTGCTTCCTATGCAGTTGTTGTTTTCAATCTGCCCAACGAAAGTTCCTCCTGAGTTAACCCACTCTGATAAGCTGTTTAATCTGTTTGATTGTATGTCGCCGTAACCGCCTGCGTAAGTTTTATTAATGCAGTGCCTAGACGCCACCGTTGTTGACTCGTCATCAAACACAACGTCTTTAACTTCAAAGCTTGTTATTGAATCTAAGCTGTCTCTTGTTATGTGTATTGCGTCATAATTCCCGGATGACGACTTTCCATTCCCCAGGCATGTACCACCTATCATCTGAAACATTCTAACTTGGTTTCTAATTAAAACACCATGCTCTTTATTTTCATCAATGTGACTGCCTAATATTGTTACAACCCCGATTTGTAGCGTAGGAGCTATGCCTAGGCTTCTATCAATTACCACTCCTGTAACATTCCCGTCTGCCCTACACGCCAACGTAAACCGCTTACTTCCTCCGGTAACAACAAACCCAAATCCGCCAGTGGTTGCAAAGCCGTTAGAGTTATCATAAATGAATCCGTCTAGGAAAATACCAGTTTCTAGCACACTCCAACCGGAAAGCGTTCCTGAAAACTCTTCTACAAATATTCCTACACCGTTGCATTTCTTGACTATGTTGTCAGAGTAAATAGAAGAGTTTCTTGAACCGTCTACAAGAGGACTGTATAAATCCAACCATACAGCCCCACCTATATTGTTATCGGCTATTGTGGGTCGTCTGCCTTTACATCCTTTGATTAAATTCTTGCTAATAAGGCTTTCTTCCGAATGGTAAAGGTGCATTGATCTGCACTCGGCATCTAAAAAAGTGTTGCCTACAACGTGTAGAGGGCTTATCGCCTGCGCAGTCCCAAACGTGGAAAACTGAGTTGCACCGTTCTTAAATGTATTGTATTTGACTACAATCAGATTTGTATCGTCACTATCAGTCCCATCATCAGGTACAGATAATAACCGCTGAAGTTGATATAAAGCCCCAACCCTTGAAGGGGTTAAGCTTCCTTGAAAAATGTTATTAGTTATAACGACATTTTTCAAATTACCAGATAAGAAAATTCCATGCTTAGTGGCAGATCCTGAACAGTCAAAATAGCATCCGTCAGCGCTAACCCCTACAAAACCAGAGCCTGTCGCAGAGCCTCTTATTAATCCGCAATCAAACTCACTTGCATTTAAAGACAAATTACTCATAGATAGCATTGACGTTTCAGCCAATGTAATCATATTGTCACCAGCGCCATAAGCCTTGATGCCTGAATTTTCACGATCTAACCCTGTTATTTTTAAATTTTCCCCATCAGATAGCGATAAAATATCTGGTAAAATACTGTAGAACTCGCCAATTATAGCTATTTCAGCTTTTTTCTTAATAGCTATGTTCTTCATCGCTATAAACGCTTGAGAGTCGTTATTCCCACCACCTTTAAGGCCAAATCTCGCCGGCATTAGCGTTTTGCCAGCCTGAAGGATAGCAACGCACCCGTTACTCATTAAGTGGTTTCCATAACCATCTATGACATCATCGTCAGATGCTGCTTGGCTTACAGTTTTTATCAAGTAAGAAGCCCCTCCACCATCACCAGCGACATAATATCCTTTTGTTTTAATCTCTTGCCCTTGCGAATAACCAAACGCTTTTAACTCGTTAACGTTGCCAGGATTGCTATCTGGTATGGAATCTTGAGTAACAGAAGATACGCATACGCCAGAAACCCCAGTAGACACAACCGGGCTGCTTAGCTCTATAGTAGTTTCACCGCCTGCAAATGATGACGTAAGTATATTTGCGTAAGAATAACTTGATGTTCCATTATCAACTCTGACTCTGCCGCCAGGCTTGTATTTTGCAGAGAAATTACCCGACACAATTATTGACGAAGGGCTGACATAAGATGCTGCCAGACAAACGGACCACTCTCCAAGCTGCTCCCCTGTTACCGGATCGCTGGTCCAAATCTCAGTATCGTTTTTATCCTTGAGCACCATTTTATATGCGCCGTCAAGATAAACATCAGCGTAACCTTCCCCGTTTAAAATAATTGGGTTAGTGTTTTCTGTGATCTGATCTTCAGTGTTGTAAGTTGCTTTCGGGTAATTAGTTCGCGCTTGATAAGTGTAAAGCTTGCCAAACGCCAAAGGCTTACCGTTGCGGTCCCATGCGTAAAACTTAGGGCCAATCATAGCTACTGACATAATTATTTCTCCTGGTTAGCTTCTCGTTTGGCTTTTTGTAGTGCCTGATTAGCTTGATTATAGTATTTACTAAATGCATCGTTCCTGGTAAGCCATAGCTTATCCATTTTTTCGCGCTTTTCCTTGCCTGTTAAAGTCTTATCATACTTTATTTGTAACTCTGCTGTCTTTATGCCCTCTTTGCCGTACATGATTTTAATCAAGTCGTTCATTGAGTCATTAAGCGCAAATAAAACGGCTTTCTCTTTTCCGCTTAACCCGTAGAAACTATCATCCTTAAATTTGCCTTCACCATTTTGACCTTTGATAGCGCGGCGAACGTCAATGGTTTGTTTAAATGTAGAAACAATCTTGTCTGATTTCTCTTTTAATTCAAAAAACTTTTCCATGTTAGCGGTTGCCGGTCTTACTTCTGGCGTAAGGAAGCGGCGCAAAAATACGTTTTCAGATAGTTTGCTTTCTGGCTTCTCGCCAAACTCATCCTTATTCCAAAGCAAATGATCTGTGCCTGCCAATAGGTAACCGCCCAGGTATCCGGTATACGCCTTAAACATATGCTCTGCTTTGATTGGGCTAAGGTTTAACGCTTCACCCATACGAACAAATGTCTCGCTAGTATTTGAAGAGTATTGCTCTGGCGCTTCAACATCAGCAAGCGCTTGTGGTATTACCGGCGCACCTGTCCATTTTTTGTTTCTGACAATATCCCACCAGCCAGTCATAGCAGCCGGAACACCATCGATTCCATACATTTGCGTCATGGTCCAGATCATACCTTCTGCAAACTCCTTACCCTTATCATCTTCAACATACTTAAAAAACAACTCAGGCATTGTCGCGTAAACAAAACCAACATCATAAGGGCGTGGGATTTTTACAAATTGACCTTCACCCGTTTTAATATGCCAGTTTGTGCGCTTTTCATAGTCGGGGATCTCCTTGTAATCTTCATCGTCTTTGTTCACCAGGTAAAGCAATAGCGTTGGCAAAGTAATTCCTAACATTGCTTTCATAGCCATACCGGTAGGGTTGCCATTGTATTTTTTACTTACCAATGCTTCACGATAAACACGGTCCTGTGATTGCACCATGGCGTTTAAAAATGGCACTGTGCGAATGTAGCCGGTTAAGAAATGATTAGCGCCGTGTACGCTAAAGTCAGTTGATATTTCTCGCGCTTCAAAGCCTGCGTCCATATCTGACTTACCGCTTTTCTTTGAAAGCCTAAACTCACCGATACGTGTGCCATATTCAAAAGCGCTGGCTAAGTTATCGATTGTGCTTAGTAATCTTTCTGGCCCTGTCATAACGCCGAACTCGTCAAGCTTAACTCTGCGTCTTGCTTGGCTGTCGCGTGTTGCGCCTTCAAGCCTGCCTGAGTGTCCGCCACCTGAACGTATAAAGTCCTGGTAATACTTATCTTTAGCAAAAAACGAGTACATTCCCTGGAAAGAACTTACAAACGGGATAAAGTGGTTTTTGCTTAGGAACGTTGCTCCTACCGTATCGCGCACTAAGTTTGCGCCGGTAAATTCAATGCCTAAAGTAATCGAACGGGTAAAGAAGTTTTTAACGCCAAACATCACATTCATAAACGAGCTATAGCTTTCAGGGTTCATAGCGACAAGCATTTCTTGAAGTAATGGATCTTGAACTTCGTAATACTTCGGCTTGCCATTGATGATCACTGAATCAACAATGTTACCCGACTCGTTTAATTTTGGTGCCACGCCATGCTGCCAGAATGTAAGCAGGTCTTTACTCGCTAAATCTAAATCACCTTCAAACTGTATGCCGTTGTTTTCTAACACTTCTTTTATCTTTGCCTGCATATCATCGGCGTAAACCTGAACCGGCTTTGAGTCGGTTGATATTTTAGTCGCAAAGATAGCACCGTCTTTATGGTTTGAAATGTATTGATAAAGTCGCTGCTTAGCCCGGTTAGTTAATGCCGCTTGAACGTTGGCAACAATGCCGTCTTGAATGTTTACAAGTATGTCGTTTAAGTTTGCGGTACCACCTTTTAGTTTTTGGAAACCTGCGCCTTTTCCACCTTTACCACCAGCTAACTGATCACGTATACGGTTAAACGGTACATAGTCCTTGTTCATTGATTGCATAATAGCTCGACCTTCAGCCGTGATCATTCCGGCCTCTTCGTAAAAGTCCATCATGCGATCGTTAAACGCCTGGTATTCTTTTTGAATGGTTTCGAACACAGGATAATCCGAACCCAGACGGGCCCACTCTTTAGCGGTTTCTTTTGGTATCAGGTTTTCACGGCCTTGACGATGCAGCTCTAAAGCGCGGCGACCAACAAAGTAACGCATCAACAAATCAATTTTTTGAGTGCCTTTGTGCTCAGGCTTAACCGTAATGGTTTTAACTGGCTCAAGTACCTGGTGCAAGCTTGCTCCGCTTGGCTTCAAGTCTCCGGCTTCATCAAACTGAACGGTGCCATAGTTAAGAATGTAATCGCTGATCCCTTCAGCGCCACCATTGGCAATGCGTAACTGTTTCCAGGCAGACTCGCCAACGGTACCAATTTTACGGGTTAGCTCTTGCTCAACCTTTCTAGCAGCATGAAAGCGGTCAATAGACTGTTGACGAATGCGCGAATCGCGGCGGTATTTCCATTCGTTAAATCTATGGCCAAATGAAAGATCCTTACCTATTAACGCCTGCCCTAACTTGTCTGCGCCTTGGAAGTAGAACTTGTGCATAAGCTCTTGCATATCGCGCATCTTGCTAGATAGCTTTTTATCTCTGGCTAGTAATTCATTAAACGCATTGTAAAACTCTGGCGCTCTTAGTTGTGCTTCGTTTGAGTTGGTTAGCCATAGGCGTACAAACTCAGCAAAGCCTTCAATCTGCTGAAGTCTTGGCGTTGCATCCGTATAACTGAGCGCTTTAACTTCATTGTTATAACGGGCCTCCTTGTAAAGCCTTTGGAAGTTTGGCAGCGTAACGTTTGAATAAACATCTAAGTAATGGGCCATTTCATGCGCTAAAACTTCAATGTCATTTTTGCGGCGTGTGCGTATCTCGCCAACATTAGGACGGTAAAATCCTTGCTGTGATTTTCCTTTAAGCTTTCCGAAATAAATGCGGCGACCGGTAATCTCAATTAACTTGCTCATTATCGGCTCAATGCGCTGCGGTTTATCTGGCACTCTAATCGTGCGGCCTTCGATGGTAACCGCTTCTTGTCTTAGCGGTACGCCTGACGATCTAAACATTCCAATATAGTTATGGCCTGGCGCGTTAAAAATGCGCTCACCGGTTTTTGACGGCTTTGAAACTTTGCTGTCAGTTGTTTTATAACTAAGCGTGTTATCATCATTCTTTTCAATAGTGACCATTACCGTGTTAACACCAGTTGAGCGCTCAGCATTTTTAAAGCTGCCCTCTGGCAAATCTTCGATATAAGACCCCATATCATCAAGCCATGATCTAAACTCAACCGCTTTGCTGCGCGAGTTCTTAACGCCTGCGCCCATAATAGCCACCAGCTTTCCGCCAGGCTTTAATAAGTCATAAGCATGTTTTACGTGGTCAATGTCCTGGAAGTTTTCAAACGGTGGATTCATTACAATGCGGTCGTACTGCTTACCCTTGTATTGTAAGAAGTCATTACCTACAACGTTATAACCTTTGGCTTCAAGCAGTGCGGCTAGTGATGCGTTGTATTCAACAACATCAAGTGTGGCGTTTGGTGCCGATACTTTTATTTGGTCGGCAATATTACCTTTACCCGCTGAAGGCTCAAGCACTTCATGGCCTTCTTGAATGTCGGCGTAATCAATCATTTGATCAACTAGCTCTGTCGGTGTCGGAAAAAAGCCTTCAATTTTCTTACCGACTAAATCGCGCTCAAGTTTTTTGATAGGATCAGCTTGTCGCTTTGCCACTCGCATAGAATCAAGTTCACGAATAGCGGCACGTAACTGCTCGCCAGTGGTGATACCCAATTTGTTCAAACGCGAAAGAGTTGATACTTGGTCCGGTAGCCAGCTTAAATGCGTGTCGATTAAACCGGCTTTATTGGCTGCTAGTATCTTTTCACTTTGCTCAGTGGTTAGTTTGTATAAATGTTCGCGCTTGCCTTGTGGTAACCTTGAAAGTTCAGCCGCTAAACGCGCATAACCTTTTTTACCCTTCAGCGATTCAGCAATTCTTCCAACAATGCCTTTATCCAATTCGATAACAGGCAGTTCAACCAGGTTAATGTAATCCTCAACCGTCACACCGTCTTTTAGTGGTCGATTAATAGAGTAACCATCAAATGAACCATGTTCGTACATTGTGCTTGGGATTGCTCTGTTTTGAATTGATATTAACTCTTCAAGCTGTGTTACCTGGCTTAGCTTGCCTAAGTGAACCGTTGTGCCTTCCTGAAGTTTAATGGCAATGTTTCTAACAGTCTTAGCAAGTGCTAACTGCTTCTCGGCTCTCTCAATGCCACCAGCCGCCATTGATGCGCGTCTAGCTGTGTTTGCTTGTCGTGGCCGGTTAATCTCTTCGTTAGCTTTATCCTCTAGCTTTTGAGCCATATCTAAAAGCTTGTCGGCATTCTTAGCCTGCTTCACTTCGGCCTTAGCTTCTTGGAAGTTGCTTTTGTCTACGTCAGCACCATTTAACAACTGTTCAAACTGGTCTGCCGCTTCAGTGGTTTTGAATTGAAAGCCTGGGATAGCTTCACCTTTTGCAAATGAAGAGTAATAGCCGCCCAATTGTTTGGCTTTTGCGCTCAATTCTCTGAAGTGGTCCTTCTCAACACGGCCTACCATTTTAACGACAAACAGATCATCACCGGTTTTAGTGTGCTTAGTTTGAGCTCGTTCGGTTTTAATGGCTTCCGCTTCGCCTTTTACAATTACCGGCGTACCTTCTTCGCGCATTGATTCGGCAACAAACTCGTCATAAGTTTTAAGCTGCTCAGCGGTCATCTTGTCTTTGCCGCGAACACGAATAAACTCTTTTAACTCTGGTAGCGTTTCAGGGTTAGTAAGCGACTTAACAAAAGTTTCTTTTTGCTTCGCTCGCTCTGCCCGGTATTCGCGCTGCTTCTCGTAGTTTTTATCAACATCGGCTTGTGTCTGGTTATTTACCTTTTCTAGTATCTGTTCTTCATAAGACTTTGAGCCTCCAAAAATGGTAAAGGTTGCATCAGCCATAACGTGAGAAGAAAGCATGGACTCGAAAGCCTGCTTAACCATCTGAGGTTTTTTAAGGTCTGAACGTGGCGAACGTGTGATCTCCTGAAGCATTGCTTTAGTGAACGCTCTTTCACTCATAGCCGCAATAACAGAATCTTTATTATCAACCAACTCTTTTGCACTTGATTTTATTTCATCTGCTGTCGCGGTTTGATTCCTTATAGATGCTTTAAACTGATCAAACGCAGCCAGTGGGTGTTCAGCATATTTATACTTAACAGGAATATTCCCGCCAGAACCGCTTCCACTTACAAAGCCCTCAACGCTTTTTTCTGTTCGTTTTTTTGCCCTTTCGTATGTTGCGCTTGTTATCTTTCTATCTGTTTTTTCATTGCCTCCGATAACTTCTGCTGCATCCGGATCAGCCTTAGCGATTGGGAAGGTAGACTTTTCAGTTTCAAGCTTAGTTTTTTCTCTGCCTGGTGTGACTTCGATTAGCTTAGATGAAGCCGCAATAGCTCGCTCAAAATAGCCGTCACTCATTTTTATGCCAAGCATTGATTTAATCGCTTTAGCTAATCGAGTGAATACGGTTTCATTGTCATTTGGTAGCTTGATTTTCATTAACGCACGTTGAAACGCTGGGTGCGTCAAGCTGTGAGTAACAAACTCGTCAACATTACCAAGGCCGGACCGTAAAGAGTTGCGCTCTTCTGTTGTAATGCCTTCAGCAAAAAGATACTGACGCGCATTAATGTGAACTATTAGATCTTCAATATCCTTAATGGCTTTCTTTTGCGTGTCGTTTTCAGGGTTGCGAATAGTGTAAGACGTTGCGGCATGAATAAGCTCATGGGTTAAAGTCGATTCATTCTTACCCTTTGGGTAAATGATGACTCTGTTATCGATAACGTTACCGCTTGCCTCTTTGTAAGTGTACCGGCCTTTAACCCTTCCGCTACTGGTAGCTTCTTCCTTTGAATGAGTAAACTCAATATCTGAAGGTATAAGGTTTGTTAGGCTTTCCGCTAATTCTCTAAATACTGGATCCTTTGCGTTATTAGCAAGCCATTTTCTAGCCTGCTCCGCTGTTTCAAAACTATCAAGTACCTGGTCGCTTACATCTTCCTGGGTTACTGTTCTGGTTTTTTCGGTAGCGCTGGCTATAAAATCAGTAAAACCTTTGTCCAGCCCTATTTCAGCATCACTGCGCAAACCTTTTGATTTACGGTATTCTTTACCCATTTTTACAATGAAAGCCATGTAATCAGGGTTACTAGGTTCGGAGCCTTCCTCAAGTGAATCAAGGTAAGACTTATAGCGTGGGTTAGTTTTGTCACGCTTACCAGCTTCGGCAATCATTGCCTGAGTTTCTTCAAGGCTATCCATAAACGCTTCGCGTTCTTCTGGCGTTAGCTTTTTGCTTTTTGGCTCCGGTTTAACTTCTGGCTGTGAAAATATATCCGTTTGGCCTGATGCCGCCGCAACATCAGCCGAACGGTCTGAGCCTGTTAATGTAAAATCATCGACTTGCTTGTCGGCTTCAAACATATCACTGCTTTGCTTTGCTTCGGCTTCAATGGTCTTACTTGCTTCGGCTTCAGACTTTTCACGGCTAGCCCGTTGTGATTCAGTTTCCTGGGATAAATTAAAGTCACTGCCTTTTAGCTCTGATACTAGCGCTGGGTTAGTGTGCCAGTTGGACCACTCGCGCTTTTCATCGTGCAAAGCTTTAATCCTAGCCTTAACCGCTTCAGGATCTTTAACGTCCACTCCTTCTTTAGCCGCAAGCGCTGGGTTTTTTGCCGCGCCCTGGACCGCTGATAAGGTCTTTTGTATTTCAGCTTGTTTTTTCGCTGCTGCCTTTGCTAGCTTTTCAGCCTCAACCATTGCTGAGTCATCAAAGCCAAACAGATCACCGCTGTCTTGTGATGATTCGCTTGCCATATACTTAACGGCTTTAACCATGTTTTCAGCTACAGCAATCGTTTTGCCTTCTTGAATAGCCTTTATGCCAACGGCCTGAAGTTTTTCACTCTTCGGCGCTGCTTCGGCTATTCTTGTGGCTGCTTCATCGGTTAGCTGATCGTTTCTGTGGCTGGCAATGAGCGCATCACTTCCTTCAGTTGCGATTGTGAAAGCCCGCTTTCCCGTCTGCCTTGCCAGTATTCCTTGTGATTCGGCTTCGGCTTTTCTTGGTTTTGTTGCTTTGATGAAATCGACATAATCTTTTACCTTTCCTTGACCTTCACGGATATTTAACATGGCATCGAGTACGGCCGCTTGATCTGCTCCGAAACCTTCAGCCTCATAATGATATTGTGCCGGTATAGACTTCTCGCCGCTTCGCTCGGCCAGGTCTAAGCGGTGGCGACCGCTGATCACTTCTTTTCGACCATCTTCACGAACCCAAATTTGTATAGGCGCTACACCTGTTCTTTCAAACTTGCCGCCTAATGGCTCAACTACACCTTTAACGTTTGCACCTTCTTTAAACTGTGGAACGTCTTTGCTAATGGTTATCTCGTCAATTGGCGCCTCAACAACTTGCTTACCGGTTACTTGTTGCTTAGTTGGCTTTTCCGCTTCCTTAGCTGGTGGAGTGAAATCAACCGGCTCTTGTTGTGCTGGCTTAGCCTTATCTATTTCTTGAGGTTCAATATTTGCGGTAACGACCATTTCAGGCGTTTGCCGCTTTGCTTCAAGCGTTTGATTTTGTTGGTTAATATTTGCTTGTGTTGATTTGATTTGCGCCTTATCTGGCGACATAGCATCTAGCTCCGCTTGATTGGCATCAGGTAGCGACTTATCAAATTCGGCTTCTAGCTGTGTTTCAATTAACTTTTGTTTTTCGCGCTCGTTCATAGAGTCGGCAAACTTTGAAGTGGCTACCGACATAGTTGCACCAGCACCCGCGCCAATGATCGCGCCCTCTGTAATGCGGTCGATAGCTTCGGCCATAGTCATATCAGGTTTAATGTAACCTTTGTCTATGCCTGCTTGAATTGCTTGGGTTAACCCTTCCTGGCCTGCTTCGGCAATGCCTGCTGTAGCCATATCGGTTAGGATTTTGCCAGTAGGCTTTAAAAGTGCCATTACTGGAATAGCTGAAGGTATTGCTTCTGCTGCAGCAATCATTGATGAATACGTGTCGGCTTCTTGAGGTGTTAAGCCTTCAAGTCTGCCGGACTCATACGCGCCACCTTTTGATTGGGCGAGCATAATACCCAAGCCAATATCAGGGCGGCGACCAACTAATGATACGCCCAATGTTGGCAGCATGTTTACCACCGAACCGGCAATGGCTTCTGAGTAATAACCTGGCGAACCTTTTTCAAACTGGCTAGGCTTTAAATCTGTGCGGGTATCTGTGGCAATCTGCTTGCCCTTGTCTGCGAGTAAATTTGAAAGCGGTCTGTTAACCTGGTCAAACTTTAAATAGTCGTCATAGGTATTAAACATACCCATGCCGATATTATTCTTTTTCTGCTCAAACTGTTCTGCGGTCATTGGCTCGCCGCGCTGCATTAATCCTGCCACTTGAAGCTTAGCTTGTGGATATGCGCCCTCAACACCTGAAGCAATGCCGCCGCCAATTTCAGAAAGCTTATCGCCTATCAACTCAATCATTGATTTCTGCTCAATAGGCTTTGACGCTGCGCCGGTGTAAGCATCTATCTGTTGATTAGGTTGTAAATAATTATCTTGTTCTAGTAAAGAATTTACCTGAAAAGGTGAATTATCTTGCTCGATTGGTGCAACATAAGCCTGTACCGGTGTAACATCTAGCGCACCAGGTAAAGACTGAAAGCCAATTTTTTGATTGAATTGCTCAATAGGAATGTCTGAATAGTATTTAGTGTGAAGGGCTGTAACCAACTGGTCATCAGCCATATCGTTATACTGTGGGTTCTTTATTCTGAAGTCTTTAATGAACTCGCTCACGGCGGTTCTCCTTAAATTAGCGTAGCCCTAGAGGATCATTATCGCTCATATTGTTAGCGGTTGGAACTTGCACTCCGAATTTACTAGCTGCCTGCGCAACTGCATCGGACCGTGTAACGCCACCAGCACGAAATATCTTAGTTGCTTCGGTAGTGATAGCTTGGATTTTGCCTCTAACCGTTGGGTCAAGGTTTGTTATGTTACCGGCCTGGTCGAATAAGCCGCCTAACAATTCAACCGATTGCTTATACATCAAGCTTTCATCACCTGATTTTAATTCATCGCTACCTGTTCCGCTTGCCGCTTTAACTGGCGTTGCTGCTCGCTCAATTTCACGACCTTGCTTATAAACAACGTCCTCACCACCGACTTTGATCACTTTAGGATTTTCTAAAATCTTATCCATTGCCATAGCTTTTGATAGTGACAATTCCATAAAGTTAGGATCAAAGCTTTCGGGTAATTTAGATTGGACCTCTTTAGAGACGCCTTGTCGCATCAGACCGTAACGTCTGCTTTGCTCTTCCGGTGTTTTGCCTTGAAGCACGTAGCCAGCTAATTGCCCCATTTCATCAACACTTCGCTTAACTGCTTCGCGCTTTGTTTTGTCCATAGTTCCTATAGCATTGATAAAGCTTGCGCCGCCTTCAGGATCTAAAGCTAGTAACTGCTGCTGTGCGTCAACATCACCGCCAACGGCTTTGCTTCTTAATCCGGTTAACATATTGCGTTGCTCGTTAGCTTGTCGCTCACGTTCTGGACGCTGGGCTACTTCTCGCTCTGCTTCGCTTAGCTGTAATGATGATAGTTTGTTTTGGGTTCTCGCACCTTCAACCGCTGCTTTAGTGCGGTAGATTTCTCCAAGGTCAATGCCATACTGATTAGCTGCCATGTTAAGACGCTCCTATCGTTTTATAAGTTAACCAGTTTTGTGCCGCCTGGTTTGTTGCTTGCGCCATGCCTTGATAAGCGCCTGCTCTCGCTTGGCCTTGGGCTTGATAACCTTGGTTCATAGTCTGACCTAGGTTCGACATTATATTACCTTCAGTCGCCGCTAGTTGGCTGGTGGCTTGCGCTTGCCCTGCTGCTGAAGATTGACCGCCTTGTGATAAGCCAGAAAGGATATTAAATTGACGCGCTTTCTCGTTCGACTCGCGAGCATAAGCGTTAGCGTATTCTTGACTAGCTAATCCTTGCGAGTATTCGGCGATCCCCTTTTGTTGCGCACCACTAAGTAAAAGACCTCTCGCAGCCGCTGAACTATCCAAAGCCTTAACACCTTGGTCCATTCTGAATTGATAGCCTGGGTCTTGGGTTACATCAATATTGCCTACTTGAAATTCGCCAGACTGAACGCCGGCCCAAATCTTATCTAAAGCCTGCGCACCAACATCACGCCACGGTGCAAAATCTTCACGCTGCTGGTTTGCTAGCTCTCGCTGTAATTCTCTGTTTTCATAAGCTATGCGCTCTTCAGCATCCATGCCTTGTTGTGCTGCGCTAGATTGCGCTTTTGCTGATTTACTGGCCGAGTACGCGCCAACAACCGCGCTACCAATTACCGCCGCTGCAACTACTGACATAAATCCCCCTTATTCACTATTGATTTAGCTATGTCAGTCAATACGGCTTCGTCATTAGCTAGCTTAGCCATTGCCTGTTCTAGTCTTAGGTTAAAATCTTCGAGCTCTTCAAACGAGCCACAAGTTAAAAACTGATACATTTCTGTAGGGTCGCGCTCTTCAGCACAGTGGAAAGTGATCCAGTGAGTATCCTCATGCGCGTAACCTGCACGTTTTTTACCCGCTTTACCTTCCATAATATTTAAGCCAGTTAACCGCTTAACCTCGCCGGTATCGGTTGATACAGATACATCACCGCTGAGCATAATATCAAAGTGATCAAACTTGTGAATGCGACCAGTTAACAGTGTGCCTTTTGGAATAGTTATTTCGCGAGCGTATATGCCACCACTAAAACGATGATTAACGGGGATGTTAACTTGGTCCTCTTGAAGCATTGCAGATTCAAGCGCTCCTAGTTTTGCCCTTCGGTCTAATACGTCCATTGAAGAAACCGCCGCAACTATGGCAAGCGATCGGCCTTCATCAAGATTTGCATTTGTCTCTCTCATGTTGAACCCTTACTCTGTCATTTGTCCTGAAGCTTTGCTTTCAGCTAGTAGATTGTTAAGCACTGCAATAGCAGCATTAAGATCAATAGACAACTGATTAACAGCCGCTTTATTTTCATTGGTAAGCGTTGCCATTAAATCAGTATATGCCTGATCATAAGCTGCCGGCGCTGGCAATAAATCATCCGTTACAATGTCAACTATTGAATCAACACCATCAGCTATTGCTACCATCCTTTTAACTAATCCGGCTAAATCTTCTTCAGCCAAATCATTAAAGCCTACTATATCACCATTGGCCCCATGCGCTGCATTGTCGTTTACGTGTGCAACAAACGCTGTACCATCTTCGTTAACCTGCTCGATAACTTCAGCCAGTGAAGAGTTTACATCAAGTAGCTCACTATCAAGTGCCGCCTTGTTTTCGTCAATGGCATTACCACCCTTGTATGATGTTCGGTTGTATAAGTCTCTAAACCAAACCGACCAGGCGCGAGTAAGTAACCCGGACTGATCAACTATAGCCGTTTGTAGTGGAGGCTTTGAAACCTGGTTAGCATCTGCCATTAGCGCACCTCAACCCACGCCCCGCCAATATCAATTGGTATAGGGTCTGATATTTCAACTTTAAATGTGAACTGCCTAGCAGCACCAAAACGATTTACTTTAGCCCGGCAAGAGTATTGGCCCATTTTCCCAATGGTGCCGCGCTTAAAATTTTGGCTATACGTCTTGCCTGAGTCTTTAGAGAAATAAACTCGCAACTCAGGGTCAACACCTTGGCCATGATTCAGCCCAACACCCGTACCCATATCAAACTCTAGGCTATCCACTGTTAAAAACTCTCGCCCATTATTTACCGTTGGCAATACAAATTCACGAATAACCGGCTCACCGTCATCCGTATAATAATTGCTTGCCATTTGGTATATGCGCCCGTTCTGAAAGTCGCCGACCAATGTTTTTGAGTCAAAGAAAATGGCGTTGTTAGATTGGTGCCGCCCAAACTGGTAGCTTTGGCGTATATGCCATGCGCCGGTAGAAATGTCATAGCACCAGGTTAAATCTCTGCTCGGTATTGTTAGCACATAAAACAAGTGGCCTTCGTCTTGATACGTATATGCAAACGAGTCGCTAAGATCAACACCCTTTAATGTTTCCTCTACTGCGTGTGTGCTTATGCGTACCGGTGTGTAACCGCTCATTTGGTACACCATCAAATCAGATCCAACAAAGTAAACCGTGTTGTTTTGCTTTGCTACGGTATAACGTGCGCCGCACCCTTTCTCAATAAATGCGCCTTGGTTACGTTCAAATGGAAAGTCACTTGCGCCTGAGTTATACCAGACCTCAATAGTATCTTCACCAAACAAGAATATTTCTCGATGATCACTAAGTACCGCGACCAGGTTATCTGGTTGCCCTTCTGCGGTAGCATAATCCAAACCATCAAACTCAATGCTCAGTAGTTTTGATATAAAGAACTGGCCTGAGTTTTTACGCTCAAAAAGAAAGTAACCATCTTGATAGGTAACCGTTGTAGCTGGATAGAATGCCTCGCTAGTGATCTGCTTAACTTCGTTTAATGCTGCGTCAAAGTAGAAGCCTTTGTAACCATCAACAACAACAACTTGAATGCCGTTATCTTCCATCGATACACGGCCTTTTAAATCAACATCACCTAGCTCTTTGTATTTACCTGTTTTAAAGATTTCATACATTTTTGTAGGAGTAACCGCAAACACTCGACCTTTGTTGTTGTGTAGGCCTAATACTGGATATGTAGGCAATTCACAAAAGAAGGCTAGCCCAGGCGTACCAATTAACGTAAACGGATACTTCCCGCCTTGGGAACTTCTAGGGTAAACGTTAACAAGTAATTCATTACCTGAAATATCTTGCTCTGAAGTATTCGCCGCTAATGGGATTTCTTTTTGCATTATGGACCGCCGGTAATATCGTATGTGCCATAACCGCTTTGACGGCTAGCAATTGCGGGATCAACCCTTAGCGCTATGTCGCGGTAGTTGTTGCGCTTCAACCACTTCTTGCCTTCGGTCGCGTGAATAGCAATCGTGTTGCTTACTTGCTTACCCCATTCATCGGCCAAATCTAAACACAAGTTATAGATAAGCGCTCGCTCATAGCCTGGTGGTAAGCTGATAACTTCAGTTAAACAGGCAATAGGCAATATGCCGCTTAATGGCTGGATGACTTCAAGGTGAAGCGTTTCGCTGTCATACGGTAATGAGTCAAATATCAATTCATTTAACGGCCAACCTTCACGCATGTAAATGTATGAAGGTCTAGACTCGTTTGTTTTGCGGCTAATACCTGAGAAGGTAGTAACTGCCATTGGAGTAACCAGGTAATCAGTATCGTATTGATCACGAATAAACGATGACAGTATTTTTACTGGCCTCGCCGTTTCAATATGATTATCAGGTAATGGATCAGGCTTTGGCTCAGGATAAACGCCAATAGTATAGCTAGACTGATTTATAGTTAGCTGGTGGGTTACAACGCTTACCACTGGGATAAGCAATGTTTCATTGGTCCAGGCGTCTACCATTTGGGCGAAAACCTTTAAAGCGTCATCGCCCTCGTTAGCCGGTAAGGGTTCACCGGCTGCTAGTACGCCAATCTTTCGCATAGAGCTGCGGATTATATCCCCTACCGTGGTAGTCATAGTTATTCGCCTTCGTTCATTGCTTCAGTGATTTTAGCGATCATGGTTGCTTCGCTCATGTTCATTGTTAAACCTAACTGGTAATCAGTGTTACCTAGTAGTTTTAACTCTTCTTTAGTTAAGCGCTCTGGCTCTTCACCGAACTGGTCGCGCATTAACTGAAATTCAGGTGTTACGCTATCGCTTGAGCTTTCCTTTAAGCCACGGCGCTCAGCTTCAGCAAGCAAGGCTTCATCAGTAAGGTTAGTTACATCGAAAGCGACTGCCGCCATTTTATTGGCTTCAGCTTTTAATTGCTCAGGCGTTAACACGATAAAGCCGTATGAAGTCACCAGGGAGACAAGATCTTCAGGTGATGCGTTACCAACTTGTTCAAGCGTTACACCAGTGTCGTTATTTTCTGGCAACTCTAAATGCGCCGGAGTATCAAACCAGCCGTCATCTAATTTTGCTGCTAACTCTTCATCGGTTAATGCAAACATTTTGCCTTTTGGCTCTGAAGCGCTGAATAGGTATGTAGGGCGTTTTGGGTTAATTACTTTTTCCATGGGAAGATCCTTTGATGATATTTGTTGAAAGCTTTCACCCAAAAAGCCGGCACAATGGCCGGCTTGTTTGTTGGGCTAGTTATTAGCTAGTCGCTGCACCCCATAAGCGTAATGCTAGTTCAGGGTAAATCATTTGAGCACCCCATACAGCATCAATACGGGTAATCTCTGACTGTTGCGTAATGTCATACGCTGCGGTCATTAGCAATGTTAAACCGGTTTCAGGGTCGGCAACTTTAGATTTAACTACTGCTGACTCTGGTAATTCCAATTCAATCATGGCTAAAGCGATAGCCTCTTTATGGAACAAGTAGTTTTGTTCATAAGTAGTGTTTGCCGAACCAAGTACAGTTACCGGCGCGTTATCCGCTGGTAATGCTGTCACGTTTTGGAATGCACCCAAGCTGATAGTGTCGCCGTCAGCGTTGGTAGTTGTTAGCGTACCATCGTTTAATGAAGGTGAAACAGTGATAGTCGCTAAACCACCAGCGCTAGAATCTACGTCAGCTAATACAACGAACTCTTGTAAGAAGCCAGTTGTTTCATAGTTTTGCGGGTTAACACCATAAACACCAGCAAAAGTAATTACATCACCTTCTTTAAGTAATCCAGTGCGTGAAGCGGTCCAGCCGTCAGTAGTGATTGAATTACCATTGGTGATAACTCCAGCAACTAAAGGAGTGCCACCATAGTTACCCACTGTATGCTTAGGCAAGTTTTGAGTTTCGTAAGTGTTATAGCTTGCTACGTTACCTTTGTAACCTGCGCTATATGCACCCTTAACCATTGCAGACTCAAACAGCTTAGTGACTTCGTCAGATAATGAGGCACACGTAAACGGATCAAGTACAGCGTTACGCATACCATCTTGCGGTACACCGTAAGTAGTTTGCTTAGCGCCTGCGTTAGCAAAATCAATATACTTACCTGGGCGAACACCTGGCGTACCAGACGAGTGGAATGCTTTCTTTAGCGTCATAGCTAATGTGCGGTCAATCTTGTTAGCAATCTGCACCATACCCGACTTTAGGTAGCGCTCAGAGAACTGAGTAATATCAAGCGTCTTGTCTTTAACAGTGATTTCAAGGCCGATATGCTCTTGATACTCAATCTTAAATGGAATGGTTTGATCAACCATTGGTTGCTTTGACAGCACTCGACCGCTTTGTGACTTAATACGGAAAGGCTTTTTAAGGCGAATAGTATCACCCACTTTGCCGAACGTTTGCTCATAGTTGCGATATACGCATTTAGCAAACACTAGGTTGTTTTTTAATAAGCGCAATGCTTCTTTAGCGATAATATCGCTCGTTAATAGGTTGTTCTTTTGATCAGCCATGATAGCTTCCTTTTAATTTACCAAGATTTTTTAGACTGCTCTTTCTTGTTCATGTGAGCTTCGTATTCAGAATATGACATTTCACCTACTGCCTTTTCGTGAACGCTAGTACCACCAACCGGAACAATCGGATCAGGCGCGTTAGTTGTTTTTGTCGGCTTCGGAGGCTTGCTCGTCACCGTCAGGTCAAGTTTTGCGATTGCTCGCATTTGCTGAGCTGGCGAACCAGAAGCAATCTCAGCAGCAAGGTTAGCATTTTTGCCTAAGTGATACATGACCTTTGCGGGATCTTCACATTCGGCTAGAGCTTCAAGCATATCGCCAGTAATAGGAACTTTAGGATCTAGCGCTACCGCTTCAAAATCATCGGGCTTGCTAGCCGCTTCAATCGATTCACGAATAACAGCCATAGCCGTTTTTTGATTATCAGTTAAAGCACCTGGTTCGTCTTTGGCTTCTTCAGGCTTCTTGCTTTCTACGCTTTCGGGCTTGTTGTCGTAAGCGTCTAAAGCATCAAGGTAAGCGTCATACGTTTCAAAGTCGGCTTCTACCGGCTCTTTAGCTACATCAGCTTTCCCCTTGCCTTCTAGCTCGGCAATGCGTTTGTCTTTAGCCTCGTTTTGACGGCGTAAATCTTCACGCTCCCTTACTACTTTGTCGATTCTTTTTTGCACACCATTAGACTTGTTAGTCTTATCTTGTGCGGCGGTATCAGAATCTTTACCGGGATCATCACCTTCACTGCCTTCGGTGTTTTCATCAGCTTCAGTAGCATCAGTATCTAAGCTGGCCTGCTCTTCTTCTGTATGCGTTTCCTGTTCTGTTGATGCGTCTAATTGCAGGTCACT